CCAATCGTGTTGACCAGTGTTTCTCAAGAGGATACTTGGGAAGGAGGATTTCCCGAAGAAAGAAGATATGTGGTTTGGACATTAGATTTTAGTGCAAAAACTTATCTATATGGCCCATCTAAAACTTCAAAAGTAATAACTGAAGTCATAACTCAATTATACACTAATGATAATTTGATGGTATTAACTATGAGTTCAGGTGGATCGCGGGATTATAGAGTAGGGGAAACCATTTATCAGGGAGATAATTACACTGATTCGGACGTTCAAGGAATTGTTGAAAGTTGGAATAGTTCAAATTATCAATTAACAGTCAAAAATGTTCTTGGCAGTTTCACTGCCAATAAAAAAGTTTTTGGTATAGACTCGAATGCTGAGTGGACTCTGAGTAGTTCTACTACAGGATTACAAGATACACAATCCGCATCACTTAGTACAGCTAATGTTAGAATAACACAAACACCAAATCCAAATAGTGCAGATGCTGATGATGAATATAATGTAACAGAAACCATACTCAAGAGAGATTAAAATGAAAAAGATGGATATAAGTTTAGATGGACTTTTTGACATTGATGGGGAGCGAGAAGAAGTTGAAGAAACTAAAGAGATTGAAAAAGTATCTGTAGTTTCTGATGCTGAAAATCGTGAAGTTGATGTCAATGCTGATTATATCCAGAGTCGTGAAAATTATTATGAGTTAATTGATAAGGGTAAGATAGCTCTTGACGGTATTTTAGAGGTTGCACAAGAAAGTGAACATCCTCGTTCATATGAGGTGGCAGGTCAGATATTAAAAAGTGTTTCCGAATTGAATTCACAGCTGATTGATCTACAGAAATCTATGGCTGATCTTGAAGCTACTAAAAGAAAAGGTAATACCACAAAAGTAACTAATGCTCTTTTTGTTGGGTCTACCAAAGATTTACAGAAGTTGTTAAAAAATGGCGGAAACGATTAATTATCTCGGAAATCCTTTACTTAAAAAACCCAATGTTCCTTTTGATTTTACAGAAGAACAGATTGCGGAGTATATAAAGTGTAAGGATGATCCCATATATTTTATTAAAAATTATATGAAAATAGTTCATGTCGATCATGGACTAGTTCCTTTTGATTTATGGGATTTTCAGGAAGATATGGTAAGAACTTTTTATGAGGATAGATTTGTAATCTGTAAGATGCCACGTCAAACAGGTAAATCTACCACTATTATAGCGTTCTTATTACATTACGTTTTATACAATCAAGATGTTAGAGTTGGGATTTTAGCTAATAAGGGAGCCACAGCTAGAGAATTATTGGGTCGATTACAATTGGCATATGAAAATTTACCTCTATGGTTACAACAAGGTATTGTTGAGTGGAATAAGGGAAGTATAGAATTAGAAAATGGTTCAAAAATGTTGGCATCATCTACTTCATCTAGTGCAATTAGAGGTGGAACTTTCAATATAATATTTTTAGATGAATTTGCGTTTGTACCAGAACATATAGCTGAAGAATTTTTTAGATCGGTATATCCTACAATTTCATCTGGTAAAAGTACTAAGGTGTTAATAGTATCTACACCAAATGGTATGAATCAGTTTTATAAGATGTGGGTCGATTCAGTTGAAAAAAGAAGTGATTATACTCCAATTGATGTTCACTGGTCGCAAGTTCCCGGCAGAGATGATGAATGGAAAGAACAAACTATAAGAAATACCTCAGAAGATCAGTTTAGAGTAGAATTTGAAACTGAATTTATAGGTTCATCTAATACTTTAATTTCACCAACCAAATTAAGACATATGACATTTAAGCCACCTTTATATGAAAAAGATGGGTTAAATATATGGGAGTTACCCAAAGAAGATAGGACATATTTTATGACTTGTGATGTTGCAAGAGGTGCAGGGAAAGATTTTTCAGCATTTACTGTTCTTGATATAACAGATGTTCCCTATAAATTAGTTGCAAGGTATAAAGATAATAACATTTCTACATTATTATACCCAAATGTTATCTATAAAACAGCAACTGATTATAATACTGCTTGGGTTTTAATTGAGGCAAATGATATTGGTGGTCAAGTGGCAGATACTTTATACTATGATATGGAGTATGAAAATTTAATATCATCTACAGTTAAAGGTAGAGCTGGTCAAGTTGTTAGTGCTGGATTTGGAAAAGATACTTTATTTGGAATAAAAACAACAGCCCAAGTAAAAAGGATTGGGTGTCAAACTTTAAAAACTATAATTGAAGAAAATCAGTTATTGATTTTAGATTTTGATACTGTTGCCGAACTAACTTCTTTTTCTGTTAGGGGTAAGAGTTATGCAGCAACTGAAGGAAATCACGATGATCTAGTAATGACACTGGTTTTATTTGCATGGATGACCACACAGAGATATTTTAAAGATTTATTGGATCAAGATTTACGGTTAAAATTATTTGAGGAAAGGATGAAACAACTAGAGGATGAGATTTTACCATTAGGCTTTGTCTCAGATGGAACAGAAGAAGATATTTTTGTAGATTCTGATGGAGAAAGATGGACAGTAGTGGGAGATTATGATTTAACAAATGCAATATAGGTTATTTTATTGCATTTAATCATACTCAAAAATGTATTTTTATAAATAATACTAGAAAACAAAACAAAGTTATCATGAATTTTATTTATAGAAATTTAAAGGAGAAAAGACATGGCATTTCAAGTTAGTCCAGGCGTAAATATATCAGAAGTTGACTTAACTAATGTTGTGCCTCCAGTATCAACGTCAGATGCAGCTTTTGCTGCAGCGTTTCAATGGGGGCCTATTGATTACATAATCAACGTAACATCCGAAAATCAGTTAGCTGAGATTTTTGGAAAACCAGATGCAGATACAGCTGTAAATTGGTTGACTGCAGCAAATTTCCTTGCATATGCAGGCTCTTTACAGGTAGTCAGAACATATGATAACCATGTAAATGCTTCAAACGATGGCACTGGAGTATTAATTAAAAATATAGATCATCATAGTACATTAATAGGTAATCTTGTAGGTAGATTTTATGCTCGATATGCAGGAACATTAGGGAATAATATAGATGTCTCTGTTTGTCTTAAAGGTGGTTTTGCAAAAAGGCCTAGTGCCACTCTTGTCAATGATGCAAATGCTGATGCAGGAGATACTACTATAACTGTTGATGATGGTACGAAAATAGCGAAATGGGATACAATAACCTTTGGCAATGATACTACTGAATATACAGTTACCAATATTGCTACTCATGTACTAACCATTAGACAAAAAGATGGAAAGGCAGTAGATGGGTTGAAAACTGGGGTAACTGATAATACTGCAGTTCATGCCACATGGGGATTTGCTCACTTGTTTGATTCAGCTCCAACAACTAGTACATATGTTGCCGATGCCGGTGGTGCTGATGATGAGGTTCATTTAGTAGTAGTTGATTCAACTGGTGAATTAAACTCCAGTGGAATACAGGGATATGCTTTAGAAAAATTTGCAAATATGTCAGGTGCTGCTGATGCTAGAAAACCTGAAGGTGGTAGTAATTACTATAAAGATGTATTAAGAGATAATTCTATATATATCTATGCAGGAGATGCTGAAGTAGATACTAACTTTCATGAAACTAGCACCTCTGCAACAATTTCTTTAGCTGGTGCAAATACAAAACCAGATCATTTTACCTTGTCAGGTGGTGTCGGAGATAATAAAGTAGCCTCTGGTGCTAATGCAGCTGGTAAAAGATATGGTGCAGACACTGGGTATGGTTTATTTAGAGATGCAGAATCAACTGATGTTGGTTTAATTTTCTTGGGAGAAGTTGGAGCGACTTCATCTGACGTTACATTGGTTCAAAATGTAATTGATAATGTCGCCGAAGTTAGAAAAGACTGTGTAGTATTTTTCTCACCTGCATCTCAAATAACGTTACCGCTTTTAAAACTGCTGTAAACAGAAATACTTCATATGCATTTATGGATTCTGGGTGGAAACGTACTTATGACAGATATAATGACGTTTATAAAAATGTTCCTTTAAATGGAGATATTGCAGGTCTTTGTGTCCGTACAGATCAAAATAGAGATGCATGGTTTAGTCCAGCTGGTTTTAATCGTGGTCAAATTAAAAACGCAATTAAACTCTGGTACAATCCAGTTAAAACAGAAAGAGACACTCTATATAAAGCAGGTATTAATCCAGTAGTAGGAATGCCGGGTCAAGGTATTTTACTATTTGGAGATAAAACACTTTTAAGTAAACCAAGTGCTTTTGATAGGTTAAATGTTAGAAGGTTGTTTATTGTTTTAGAGAAAGCTATTTCACGTGCAGCTAAGTTTTCATTGTTTGAATTTAATGACGAATTTACACGTGCACAATTCAAGAATATGGTAGAGCCTTTCTTGAGAGATATTAAAGCTAGACGAGGAATTTATGATTTTCAAGTTGTCTGTGATGGGTCAAACAATACAGCTAGTGTAATAGATAGAAACGAATTTGTTGGTGATATATTCATCAAACCAGCTCGATCAATTAACTTTATCCAACTTAACTTTGTTGCTGTTGGGTCGGGTGTTGACTTTTCAGAAGTAGCTGGGTCAGTATAATAAGGAGTAAAGGAAAATGGCTTTTAATGTAAACAACTTTAGATCTGCACTACCTGGCGGTGGTGCACGAGCTAATTTATTTGAAGTTCGTATTCCAAGTCCGCCAGGACTCGATGGTTTACCT